CGACGGATCAATCCGAGCGCCGCCACCGTTCTCTTCATACCAATAGGGCTCTCCACTTTCGTTCCGTTCGGGAACGTCAGCCTTGGACCCCGTCATCGACAGGGTAACGCCGGAGCCCTTGCGCGCGGCGTGGACTAGAAGAGTGAGCGAATCTGCTTCATCTGGCGAGGTGAAACCCCGACCAATGTAATCTTTCTTTGACTCGATCTTGATCTTGCGCCCGGCCTTGCCCGATTTCCTCTGGGTTAGCTGCTGAGAGAGCTTGGCCATGTCGAGCTTGGGCGTCAGGATCAGATAGCCGAACTCGATGTAGGTCCGAAGGGCAACCCACAACTCGGTGTGAATCCGGTCGTATTCCTCGTTGCATTTGTGCTGGTCTTCGAGCATCAGCTTCGAGTCGCTGGACCCCTGAGAATAGTTGATGTCGTGGATTTCATTCGACCACTTATTGCGCAGCAAGTCGGCGATGCCTGTGCCCGCGCCGGTTCGATCGCACGCGAAATACCGCCCGCGTATGCCCGCACGCTTACACAGCTCGATGATCTGGTCGGTCATCTTGACGGTGTCGCCCTTCTCCAAAAGAATCTGCGTCTCCGCTTGCAGCCCCCACTTCGGGACCACCTGCCCCTGCTTGTCCTTGAACATGATCTTCTCGCCCTTTGGGTGGAGAATCGAGGGCGGTCGTTTAATCCCGCTCGCGCGGCCCCACTTACCGAGAGTGAAAACCGCACCAGCGCCGCCTTCGAGGGCCAAGTCGCACGCGCCGACGGGCGTCGGGTCGCTGACCCAAATGTATTCGCCCTTGGATTCCGTTAGTAATCCTGGCGGGATCATCGTCATCTCCACGCCCTGGTTCGGGTATGCGCCGCGTCCCATGCTGTAGTAGCCCGCGCTCTGGCGACCGCCCGAGTTCAGCGCGATAGCCGCGAGCCCTGCGCGAGTTTGGAGTCCGGGAAAAACGATCTTGCCCTGGACCACGTTTTCAGAACGCTCGCCGTCAAGACGCAGAACGTCCCAACCACGGTGCGACTTCCAGCGGTGATGCTCCTCGATGTCGAAATTATCCCAGCCGAACGGCGGCTCGGCGCGCTTGCCTACTTCATCTTCGCGATTCGTCGGGTTGTAAGCGCCGAACAGTCCGAACCCACGGTCTTCTGTGACCTGCGTGAGCACGTTGTCGATGTCGCCCCAAATGCCACCCGGGACGTTTTCCATTTCGTCAATGAAGATATACATCCGGCTCGATGAGCCGAATATGGGGTGCTTCTCCTTGCGAGGATACCTCTTGGACCCCTGCAAACGGCCCGCTTTCTTCACTTTTCCGATGGGGATGACCGTGCCCGTAATAGACCCGAGCTGATTGCGCTTGTCTATGCCGATGTAAAGCTGGCCCACATCACCGGGCATCGGGAGCGAGGCGTTCTTGTGCAGCCCGACAATGTGTGAGAAAAGGTTTCGTTCCAAGTGGTCTTCGCTGGGGCCGACGAGTTTGATCGTGGTCCACATCGGATCGCGAATCCATTCGAGAAATAACCGCACGCCCATGCTGAAAGATTTGCTCGTGCTACCCGCGCCCATGATGAGCCCCATTGAAGCGGTGTCGAACAAGTCCCAGATGTCGGCACGGAACTGTGGCCGAGGGTCGAACTGCGTCGGGCTCCAGAGAACCTGCGCTGCCTCGACGAGACAATTCGTGTTGAGTAAATAGTGGAGATAGTTTTGAAGGACCGGCAAGTATGACTTCGGGTCGTCAGACAAATCAACTTGCATGCCGCAGAAGTCCGCGATAAACCGAGCGGCTTCCAACTTCTGCTCCGCGTGAACCAGCCGCGCAACTTCGGCGGCGGGGTCTATCACAGAGTCCTCCCGCACGTCAACACCTCAGCGGCGTGCTCGAAGCGGGCGAGATGTTCAGAAGGAAATGTTTGGAAGTCACCGGACGGGCCGATGAGCGGAGTCAGGAAGCCAGCGACGAATGCGGCGACGCCTTTGCGCGAAACGCGCGAGACGCCTGGATCTTTCAAATCCTGAAGGTAGAAATCTACGCCGAGATGCTTACGGGCGCGCTTGGGCTTCAACGAAAAGTTGATGACCTGCGGCGAGACGAGCCAGCCGGTCCCACGAACTGCGTGCATCGCGAACCACTGGAGCCATCGGGGGTCGGTGAGATAGCTGGTGCCCGCGCCGACCAACTCGACGAAGGGCGCGTAGAACTTGCTGCGGTGCGCGTGGCGCGCGGTCAACAGACGGGGTTGAAAGCCTCGGCGTTCCCAAGACAGTGCCCAGAGCCGAATGAATTCCGCCTGGTCGGGGTGAGCGCCGGGCGAACTGTCGTAGAACGTGTAGACTTTCATGGAAATTGTTCGGGGACTCGGTCCATCCGAGACTTGTTAGCTTTGTGGGCCTGCCTCTGCTTGGGCTACCCCCGAAATGATTACTCAGCGGCGTCGCTGTCGTTGTCTTTCAAGGTGACGCTATGGCTCTTCAGGTAAGAGACGATCTTAGCGCGCTTGAGATACACGAGGGCCACACCGGCGAGGATTGCGAGAACGAATAGAGTTGTCATACTCAAATAGTGTCGTCGCGGAAGGCGAGCATCCGCCAGAATCAGTATCGGACTGTTTTCTTCTTTTTCTTCTTAGCTTCGTGCATTTTGCATCCTTTTCCTGTGCCGATTCAAGAAGTTGGCTATCACGGTCTTAGACCAGGTTCCATCACGGCTGTTTATGTTGACCACACCACTCTCGTTAAGGAAACTGGCCATTCTCGAAAGGCTCATGCCACCTTCCCTTAACTCGAAAATCGTCGCAATGAGTTGCAGCTCAGCGGGTGTCCGCCCAAAGGGCTTCGGCCCTTCGCACCAGCCTTGTCGGGCGCGTGTTCGGTCCCGGGCGGCGCGGAGCTTCTTGACCAGGTTCGACTTCTCCCACTGCGCCAGAGCGCCCATAATCTGCCGGATTAGGACCCGGGTGGGGTCGCCGCCATCCGAGGCCATGTCGATCAACGCGCCCTGGTCGGCTGAGTAGACCTTAATCTGGCGCTTCCGGCACTCGGCCAGAAGGAGTTCGCTAACCATGAGATCGCGGGCCAACCGGTCCATCCGCTCGACCACGATGATCGTGATGGGGTTAGCGGGGTCGTTGGGTGTCTCAATTTGAGACAGTAAGTCCGAAAAGGCTGGTCGGTCGAGCCCGTCCACGGTGCCGCTGACTGCCTCTTCGTGGAAGAAGCCCCGGAACTTCAGGCCGAAATGTGTGCAGAACGCGCGAACTGCTTCCGCCTGGCGGGGGAAACCGTCGCCGTCTATCTGGCCTTTGCCGCTGACTCTGAGGTAGCCGAATACATTCATGGAGCACTGTATCACCAGTGCTGCACGATGTCAACTTATACGGCGTCGCTGAGGTGCAGCAGGATGCTCAAGAAAGTAACCGTGGGCTGGTCCCGCAGATCTTCCATGAACTTGATCCGGCTGTCGTAGCCGAACGAGGCGTAATGCCTGCCGAGCTGGTCGGCGGTGTTGTGGTCGATGGGCAATCCATAGCTACCTGAGTTCGAGATGTAGTCGATCAGATAAACAACGGTTGCGCGTGCGGAGGGAGTAAGGGCTGCGGCCATATTAGGTGGTAGGGGTTGGGGTTAACTCTGCGAGGCGGGCTCGGTATGCCTTGTCCACCTTCTGATGGAAGTGCGCGACTTGCGCGGCGACCGGTAGGCCAGCGGATTTGACGGCGAGATCGAGAAGTTTGACGAGGGCTTCCGCTTCGTCTTTAGAGAACTCGACCGAAAAGTTTTCAGTGGCCATAGGCATATTCTAGCATCTGGATTCGTTTCTGTTGATCCTGAACTACACTCCAAAGAAATGGCAGTAACTCTGCCTGGCGCAAACCGTAACGATCATTTTCTTGATCGTAAAACAGCGGGCCGAAATCAGTAGTGGTGAGCCCGGCAGCGGCGGCGGCAATCTCAACTTCTTGGGCGATGAATCCGTAATGCGTGCCGGAGCTGTTGTTCCAAATGTAACTCCGGGGAACGATACTGTTTAGAAGGGTTATAGCCAACTCTGTAGAGACAACAGTGATAGAATTTTTCTCGCGTGCGTCTGAGGTGTTGATGACGTTGTTCACGGCGAAGACCTCTGACCAGCGCCGAACGCTAGTTCCGAGGGTGAACGCGTTGTCTGCATTGGGCTGTAATGCCGTCGAAATCACATCGACAACGTCTAAGCCCCCAGCTCTGAGAGTCAGTGTGTCAATCGCATGGTTGTAGGCGAGGATTCCAACTGCGTTGTTCTCAGTGTCACCGAAGGAGATTGAGCCGACCTTGTCGTTCGGGGTCAGAATGCTCATGCCACCGTGGTCGTTGTTCTCTACAACCAGGTCATCAGAGAAAACACTGGCGGTGACTAGACCCGCTGAGGCAGTCACAACGTGGAGCCTGCCGTCCGGCGCAGTGGTCCCGATGCCTACTTGTCCTGCTAAGTCGATGGACATGCGAACTGCATTGTTCGTCTGGAATAACATCTGGTTGGCAGTCATGTTGTAAGCAACATACGCGAGCGCAGAGGCGAAGACGTTCCCGAACATGTAATAAGCGGTCGCCCCACTCTGGCAAAGCAGCGACATCCCCATGTCTGCCGCATTACTCTCCACTACCAAAGTGTTTGCAGCCGCGTTTGGCGAGGCCGTCGAATCGCCCGCGAAAACGTGCAGAAGACCCTCGGGGGCGCTCGTCCCGATGCCGACGAACTCGGCGGCGGTCAGCCAGATAGCCGTTGCGTCCGCGCTCGACTCAATCCCGACGATGCCAGATCCAGGCGGACCCTGCGGGCCGGGTGGACCAGCGGGGCCGATGCCGCCAGCCACGACAGCCGTAAAAGTGTTCTCCACGATCTTCGCGAGAAGGTTGCCGTGGTTGTCGCCTTGTGCTGGTAATCTGGCCATATTAAACTAGCCCGCTGGTGTTGTGAACGATCTTGGCAAGCAATTGCTCGTGCGTGTCCCCTGGACTCGGAAACTTTGGGTTTGCCGTTAGGACCGCAGTGTTTAGGACTATCTTGTAGAGCAGGACTCCGTGAGAGTCTGCCGGGGACGGGAGCTGTGCCATCCAAAAGTAGTGCTGCCCCCGGGGGATTTGTCAACGGGCTGCTTCGAGCGCCGCAACCTTCTTCTGCAACTCCTGGACTGCCTTCCAGAGAACAGCGACGAGCTGGCCTTCGCGGAGCCCGTAGGTATCCCGAACAGCATCATGGTGAACCACTGTCGCCTCGGGAGTGAGTCCGGCTGACTGGAGGGCAGCGGCGACATCCTGAGCCATGAACCCGAAATACTTCCCGGGGATTACGCGGGTCTGCGCTTGCTGCGTGATGACTTCCCGCTCAACTGTTTCCATGACCGGAACCAGGTGGGAGTCGATCACCTTGCCTGCGATGTCAGTGACGGGCTTCGTCTCGAACACGGGATCGCGCCTGGTGCCGACGGCGGGCCGCTTGGAAAAAGTTCCGTTGCCGTTGTCCACGATCTGAGTCGCGGCAACCGGGGAGTCCACGATCTTTTGCTGTGTGACCCGTTCGATCTCCTTGACTTCAGAAATGACCACATCGCGCCACTCATACTGCTTCGGCGTCAGGGCGGCGACGAACGCCTCGGCCTGCGCGGCGTCGAGCGTCTCAATGTTTTTCTTCACTCGCTCGTCCGAGGTATTGATCGTGCCCGTCGCTGCGAAGACTTCCGTCCAGCGGAGCCCGGTGGCCCCGAGGCTGAGTGCGTTGTCTGTTCGCGGCGCAAAGGAAGTCCCGGTCAAATCAGTGCGCGCGACGGAAGCGGTAGCGAAAGTCAACTGGTCCGTGTTATGTGAATAGGTGACCCGACCCCGGTCATTAGCTGTCGGGCTACCGAAATAAATGCCGCCCACGTTGGCGGCGGGCGTCAAGATCGAGAGCCCCGTTGAAGTGTTGTCCTCGACGATGAACCCTGCGGCGACGGCGTTGGCAGTTACAGCACCAGCGGTCCCGTCAAAGATGTGCAGCTTGCCATCGGGAGCGGTTGCGCCGTCAGCGGCGAGTCCGATGCCCACGCGGAACGAGGATACCAGATAGAAAAATTCAAGGTTGTTCGCCGCTATGGAGAACACGTCAGCCGCATGGTTGTAGCGGATGTAGTTGTTCGCCGCTGCGTCGGCATCACCGAACGCGATTTCCTGAATGGCCGTGTTGGGTGAAAGGAACGTGAGCCCCGTGTTGCCACTGTTCTCGATGACGAGATCGTTGAAGTCAGCGGTGGCGGTGACCGTGCCAGCGGTGGCCGAGTGGACGTGTAAACGCCCGTCGGGAGTCGCGATGCCGATGCCGACGTTCTCCAGCGCATCTATCCAGATGGCGAAGGCGTTTGCCAGCGACGAAATCGGAAAAAGCGAAAAGCCTAAGCCCATATTAGTTTTCCTTGGCTGCCCACTTCGAGCCCGTCGTGGCCCCGATGACCGTGATGGCTTCAGTGGTGAGGAATGAATCTTCCATGACGAACGACTGCGCGGGCTTCACCTCGATCGAATTCGGCGTGCCGGAATTGTTCGTGGCGGCAGAGGTGAAGTTCAGGTAGAGCGACTCGACCGAGATGTTGAGAAAAATGAAGTAGCTGCGGGTCAGGTTCGCGGCGGCGAGCGTCTGACTCGTGCCGCCCGTGGTGATCGAGCCAGAGCGGTCGGTGAGCAACCCTCGGGTGACGGTCGAGGTGACTGTGCCGGAAACCGGGACCGGCGTCGCGCGAAGCTGTGCATCGGTAAGCCCACCCGTGACTGCCGTGACTGTTCCCGAAACGGGGACGGGAGTCGCGCGGAGTTCAGCATCGGTCAACCCACCTGTGACTGCGGTGACCGTGCCCGAGACGGGGACTGGAGTCGCCCGCAATTGCGTGTCGGTGAGCGGACCTGAAACTGGGACCGGCGTTGCGCGGAGCTGCACGTCAGTCAACGGACCAAGAACGGGAACCGGCGTTGCGCGGAGCTGGACATCGGTGAGAGGGCCGGAGACGGGAACCGCTGAAGCGCGGAGCTGCGTGTTCGTAAGAGGGCCGTTCGCTACGACGGTCCCGGTCACGTTCAGCGTGGTGGGGCTGGTAATCGTAACAGCGACGGGAGCCGCTCGAA